GAAAAAACATGACGAGAAAAATAATGTTGTCACAAGTTAACCTACAAAATGTTATCGATTGTTGCGTCGTCAGCGAGTGGGACTTTGGGCTCTACTCAAAATAGATTCAAGAAGTTTGGTCAAAAAATGAAAAAACAAACGGATATCACCAATATCCAAGAGAAAATGCGAGAAGTCGCACGGGAAGAACAACGTCGGTCTAGACAAATATTTGACGACCACAAAAAATTCTTCCAAACCGAAAAATCTAAATCTAAACCGAAAACAAAGAAATCTAAGGCTGTTGAAACCATAGATGTCTTTGAAAAGTAAATTAAACCGTCATTATTTTCCCATGTTGTTTTCCAATATGTAAAAATAATATCACTTTTGTGACGACATAGTAAGCCATATAGACGTGGCCACGCACAAGATCGTCAGTAGGGTGTGTTCAGTTTGTGCGGCAAGAATAGACACTAATATACTATATTGCGCAAATCTAACCTCTCTGCCCGTTTTATTCATCATGCGCTTCATCTGTGCTCGAGATTTTTCTAATCCTAACACGGCCGTACTTATATCTCTCACTCTGCTTGGCATTTCTGTGGTAGATGTAATCATTTCACCTAGAGATAACGCATCCTCTATTTCTGACTGTATCATAGGTTCAAGATACGTAAAATAATTGAAATCGGGATCCAATTCTTTACATATACCTTCTATTATACCAAAACTTTTAGCTAAGTATATAAAACTAGATGGAACAGTAAATGGCTTTTCTTCCGCTAGTTGAGAGGCAAAATCATCATTTACGATCACGCCACCATCCAAAGTTTCGAGATAATTTAGTATAGAACGGAAAAACGACGCAATATCTGATAATTCAGAAGATGTGGGGACGATTACACCCATCTCGACTAATTCATTTACTATGGCTGTGGTATCCTTATTTATTATATGTACAAGTATATTCGTAAAACCCTCGCGAAGTCTCTCGGATATGTATATCAGGAGACCAAAATCGTAAAAGACTAGCTTCCCGGTCTTCTCGGAAATACCCAAATTTCCGGGATGCGGATCCCCATGAAAGAATCCCTTATCCATGGTTTGAATCAGGTATGAATTTATTATGGCTTCACATACCTTCTTTTTATTGATCTTCGTATTCGTCAGTTCAGTTACTTTAGTTGATTCTACATACTCCATTACAATTCTATCTTGGTTTGACAACTTTTTATACACTCTGGGAACTTTAATCCAAGATACACCTTTCATCCCATTTCTAAATGTTATAGCGTTATCTATCTCTTGTATATAATCCGCCTCTCCTAATAAATAATTTACAGACTCTTCTAAAGCAATGCCAGTACCCGTTCCGGTATCTATGCCGACCCACTCCAAAAACCTAACAATTTCTAATACATTATCTGTATCCGTTTTGAGTATTTCGTATATGTTAGGTCTTTTAATCTTAACAACTACATCTTTTCCGTTTTTTAACGTGGCTTTGTGTACTTGACCTATACTCGCCGATTTATATGGTTTTAAATCAAAATCTTCAAAATCGCTCATATCTACCAATCCTTCTACCGGCATGGCCGGAACTGCGTCCTGTAAGGATTCTAATTCCCGTGTAAATTCCGGTTGAAATAAATCACCACGGGAACTAGCAATCTGACCCAATTTTACAAATGTGGGTCCCAGCTTAATAAGCTCATTACACGTCCATCTACCCAGTTCTCCCTGATCTTTAACTGTTTTAGATTTCCACAAGTATCTACCGGCAAATTTCCAGGTCTTTATTTTCTGTTTTGACGGTTTTCGTGGTAAAACTGGCAGGGAGGGAATTTTCAAACTACCCGATTGTATAACCATACCTATAGTATGAATAGGTTTTTATTTAAAATAAAATATTTCCACATAGTAAAATGATTATCCCCAAGAACTTCCTCGGTCCAGTGTCCAAGCCGCTTGAACGTGGTCTCAGAATCCCGTTGGTTTTCACTCTGTTGGTGCTTTACCAAGGTCTTTTCTCCGGTAACGCGATCACCATTCCCAAGAACGTCCAAAAATTATTTGACAGTCAGACGTTCCGTTTCGTCTCCCTCATGATGATTGCGCTCACCGCCAGTCAGGACATCGAAGTTGCGTTGGTTTCGGTCTTAATATTCTTAGGTATCTTGTATACTTTTAAGACCCCAGAAGAGCGCAAGAAGACGGGGTTCATCTAAAAAAAATATAACTATACATTAGAATGAGAATTCACGTGATAGGATCCGGTCCGTCCGGTATGTCGGTTGCGTGGGAACTTCTCAACTTTACAAAACACGAAGTGGTAATTTATGACAAGAAGGTAGATGCGGGTGGTTCGTGGTGGGAACCGAGTACGGAGTACAGGGATTTGCATTCTCATAAATTAGCATTTGGATCGTATGTTAATTTTAAAAGCTCTCTCAAGGAGATGGGTATAAATTGGGACACGTTATTCGTTCGAAATTATTACGATTATTCATTTATCCTACAGAATATGCGTTTGAAAGATTACGTGATTCTCGGAGATCTCTATCTCAAGGCCATGATCAATCCGGATAGATATAAGAAGATATCTCTCGAGGACGCCACAAAAAATCGCATGTCCAAATCTGGAAAGAGGGTTCTTCGTGCGATGACACATCAAATTGATGGCGTTGGATGGGATACGATGTCGGTTTTTGGCCTCATGGGTAGTTTTGATCATGTGAGTCTTTCCAAACAATACACACAACGTGTATCTGGTTTAGTTATGGGTCAAGCTATGAAAAAAGCATTAATAGAAAAGGGTGCGAAATTTGAATTTAACAAAACACTCGAAACAGTTGAATATGGTGACGATTCATACATAGGGGCGTTTAGTGACGGTACGGAAATATCTGATGGTATGTTGGTCATGTGTATAGATCACGAACCCGCTGTCAAATTAATAGGAGATAATTGGGGAGCTACGGCAGTAAAACAAATTAGCGAAAGTGCGTATGGTGCCATAAATGTGTTACTGGATTACGATCAACCCATAAAGATAGAAGACGATTTATATATCTCGATGCATACTCCGTGGAAACTTTACCCGGTAGTGTTATCCGACGGTAAAACTATATCTTGTACAATGGTAACGCTCACCGAGGAAATATTAAAAACAGACCCGGATACATTTTTAAAGGAAGTATGGAAGCAACTCAAAAAGGTTGGCGTCCCTAAACCTAAAAATATGCGATTCAGTTGGGGATCCACATGGACTGGTGAAAAGTGGAGAATCAATCAATCGTCGGGTGTTTTGAGCGTTCATGGACAAGTTCCATATTTTGGGAAATGTAAAAAGGTTGCGCTGTGTGGATTAATGTCTCCGAGAGATACTCCGTACTCTAGTATAGAAGGTGGAACCGAAGTGGGAAGAACATTTTGTCACCAAACGTTTGGGACGCGCAAAGCGCTCAGACCGTTAAAAATGTCACATGTCTTACTTTTCACATTAATAATACTTATAGCTTACGGAATACGTAAGAATAGAAAACAATGAAGTTCTTGTGTCACGTTCATCAACCGATGTATGAACATAACGACAAAAAGTACATGAGAATTCTATTGTCTAGAACCACGTCCGAAATTATTCAACGTATGCATGACAAAAATATCCATAGATTGAATAATTCTATCGTAGACAATCCCCTAGATGGGAAGATTTTAACCATAAAGATACCATTTCGTTATAGGAGGGTCATGTGTAAGGTTATAGGTTCAAAACCTGTACAATCTCTTGTAACGAATGATGAAATAGAAGTTGATATATCATTTAAGGGGGTGTGGAATGTTGGAAATCATTCGGGATATTCTTGGGTGGCGGATTCAATTAATTCGTTTCAGTAACTTCTTCCTCCGATTCTTCGGGAATGGTCGGCGGGACACCGTCGTCATTCACCGGAGTAGCACCTTCCGGAACATTCGGAATTTCGACTTCCTCGAGACCACCTTCCTTAAATCCTTGGAAAACTCGCAAGGCACCTTCCAATCGGAGAACCTCCTGTGTCATGCTATGAATGGCTTCGGTCATCTTCTTAATGTTCTCCTCGACGTTGAGAATCGGCATGTTATGTTATATTATACATAAAGTTTTTATTCTTTAAACTAATAACGCGATGGGGGTTTTAACACGCACAGGTTATATCACCGGCGATCGACTCCAGGAAATAAAAAGGGAATTAACAGTAAGACCTTTGTGTAACAATGAATACGGATTCCCCCCGCCACCTTTTAAAGTTTTTAAACCAGCTAAGAATGGAGTGTGCGTTCCCAGATTCTACGGAACTGATAAACTGGGAGCTCCAGAAGAAGACAGACGACCGAAACCGGCCAGGGCTTCTATCGTTTTTAGCGGAAAACTTCGAAATGAAACCCATCAGGTTGAGAGTTGTAATAGGGCTGTTGAAAGAGGCTCAGGTATCATCTCCCTTCCCTGTGGGTATGGCAAGACCACCGTTTCGTTAGCTATTGCGAGTAAATTGGGATACAGAACAATGATCATAGTTCATAAGCAGTTTCTGGCGGATCAGTGGAGAGAAAGAATACATCAATTTTGTCCGGGTTCATCGGTGGGCATAGTACAACAAGATAAGATACAAGTAGAAGGATACGATTTCGTCATCGCTATGTTACAATCCCTGACACAAAGAGAATATAGTTTTAAAGACTTTGAGAGTATCGGTACATTGATAGTAGATGAAGCTCATCATATATGTGCCAGAACCTTTTCGCAATCGTTATTCAAACTGTGTCCCAAACACATTTTCGGACTTTCTGCCACCCCAAATCGAAAGGATGGTCTCACGAAGGTTTTGAATTGGTTCATGGGTCCGACTATCGTTTCCATAGAGAGGAAAAATCAAGATCAAGTGGATGTATTCCCGATCATATATAAATCGCCGTATTATGAAAATCCTCCACCGTGTACCCGCTTTGGTAAATTGTCCCTCCCCACGATGGTAACAAACCTAACCGAAGACCGAGAAAGGAACGTCATGTTAGTTGAACTCATTAAAAAGGCGTCATCCGGTACGAGACAGTTGCTGGTTCTCAGTGAGAGACGACTCCATTGTCAGATGTTACATCAGTGCTTTCCTAAGAATTCGGGACTTTACATGGGAGGCATGAAGGAAAAGGACCTCCAGGAATCCAGCAAAAAGAAGATTATATTCGCCACATTCAGTCAAGCACATGAAGGTTTAGATATACCAACACTCGATACAGTCATATTGGCAACACCAAAATCTGATATTACACAAAGTATAGGTAGAATAATGAGAGAGACAGCAGGGAAGAAAAACAATCCCCATATTTATGATATTCATGATACTTGGTCGATTCTAAGTGCCATGTACTTCAAACGATTAAAAGTGTATAGACAGGGAGGGTTCAATTTGCCCACAAATCTAAATAAACCCAATGATGCGGAAACGTCCTCCACATTCACTCAGGGAAAGTGTCTGTTTTTATAATGTGCATTATAAATATATACCGATGTCCGGTGCTCTGGTTGAGTTAGTAAGCAAAGGTGCACAAGATGTGTATTTAACAACTTCAGAAGGTATGAGTTTTTTTAACTTAAAATATCAACGACATACCAATTTTTCACAAGCCCCAAAGCTTATAAAAGAGATATCTACTGAAGACGTTTCTATTATAATACCAGTTTATGGAGATTTGTTAAACGCAGTGTGGTTCGAGGGGGTGGATCTATTGAATTCGTTCTTCGGGGCTAAGTTTTCCCTTTACATAGGAGGCCAGAAGGTTGATTCATATGATTTTGACTATAGTAGTGACATATGGCAAAACTACCTCGCAGATACATACACGAAATCACAGGAAATTAACAATAAATGTTCGACAACAAATCCTAACTTTTTATCGCTTCATTACTTTTTCGGTGATAATCAATCATTCATTCCCCTCGTGGCATTACAATTTCACCAAGTTGAGATCAAAATAGACTTTGCACCGGGAGCAAGTGCTCAAAATATCAGGTGCTACGGCAACTATATTTATCTCGACGCCGAGGAAAGAAAACGTTTCACGAACAAGAAAATGGACATTATTATCACCCAGTGTCAACAAATTAAAAAGACACTCGATTGTGATGATACTGAATATTACGAGGAAAAGGCGACAGAAGCACAAAACGAATACAACGAGGCCAATACACTATTGCAAGCGTTACAAACCGCTGACCCACCAAATAACACGGCAATAAATGCACAACAAGCAATAGTTGATACCAAGTTAGCATTATATAATGCGGCACAAGCAACCTCTACGGCATACACATCTCCAACAAATGGATATAATGACATCGATATCTCACAGTTCAATCATCCCGTAAAATCGTTGTTTTTCGGTTTTACGACAAAACAGGCCGTCGTTGAAAAGGACTTTTTATCATTTAAATCCGCCGATATTCAAATAAACGGAACTCCGCTGTTAGAGAATATGAGTCCGTTATATTTCCATATCGTTCAGAATTATAATCATACAAAATTTGGAATTATCCAATATGACGAAGATAAAGATTGTCCATTTTACACCAGGTATTTCGCCTACCACTTCTGTCTAGACGCGTCCAGTTATAAACCAACAGGGACATGCAATTTCAGTCGGCTCGATAACGCAAAAATCATATTGAGGAACGTGAAAAAGGGTTATGAGCGCGCGGAGACGGAAGAACTAATAATTTATGCCGTAAATTATAATATATTACGCATAGATAAGGGTATGGCGGGAGTTTTATTTGCGAATTAAATTATCTTTACAAAATATAAGTATGCGCGTCAGGATTGTTCGCAGCCCCAATTCTAAAAAGAAATTCAGGGCGATCTTAGAAGACGGTAAAACTGTTGATTTTGGTGCGAAAGGTTATTCAGACTACACAAAACACAAAACACCTTCTCGAATGAGATCTTACGTATCTCGTCACGGTGGTCAAATACCCAAACGCACCATAGAGGAGAGTGATCCCAATAGAATTCAGAACCTAATGTTAAACGTCAATAGGAGTGATACAGAGGATTGGAAAATGAGCGGTATCAACGGGGCCGGTTTTTGGTCACGTTGGTATCTCTGGAGTTTTCCAAATATTGTAGGTGTCAAACGGTTTATGTCCAATAAATTTGGCATACAGATTGTTTAAATTATCGCAACTTCCTAAAAAGTGAAATTAACATCTTATTTTAAGTAGTGCTTAGTGCAACCTATCTGTTGCAGCTAACAACGCAACGCCTAAAATAAAGAATAGTACCAAATGATTACATTCAGTATCTTCTAAACCTTTTGGGTCAGATTGGTTGACAGGTTTAGACACTTGTTCGACTTGTTCTGGTGTCGATGGTTCCTCTTCCTCAATGAAAGCGTACCCTATCATACTTTAGGTTTAGAGATTAATTTCGGTTTTCTTTTTTCTTCGAACTCGCTTCTTGGTCGGTGCCGAAACAGCAACTTCCTTGACTTCACCGCCCGTCGATTCTCCTGAGATGGAGACGATATCGGAGATATCATCTTCCGCGACAGGAATCTTGGTCGTCGTGGTGGTGGTCTCATTCGCGGCTTCCATGGGACTGGTATTAACCGGTAACGGCGGACCAACCATACCACCCATCAGGCTTCCGAGATCGATGCCCGGTCCCTGCATTTCGTATTGACCACCCGACGAGGTATCGTTAATCTCCGGGCTTTGTGTAGCCGGCGGCGCCGATGTTTGCGCCTTCCCCATATTCTGTGCCGCTTGCATCATGTTTTTCATCATCTCTGGATTTTGTTTCAAAACATCGCCCATATTTGGTAAGGATTTCATCATTGTAGAAGTCAAGTGGAACATCATGGCGGATCCACCAAGCATGAGTATCAGCTTGACTTCCGGAGCGACGTGCATCTTCGTTCGATACTTAACGTACAATTCCTCGAAAACGGTATCATAATCGTCCTGGTTTTCCATCACTGATTCGCTCCAACCTTCGAGTTGAAGATCGAACGGATTGTATCGTTTGTTAAGGAATTCGAGACCCGTGACACACGCAATCAACATACGCTTGGAAAAGCGAACCGATTGATCCACCTCAATAGAATACATTACCCGCTTCACCTCGGCGCGGAGTTCATCTACGGGCGAATACGCCGTGAGACGTTTATTTACCGAAAATCCCTTTTTCTCTAATCTAGCAATCTTGTTCATGAGATCGGCCTTCTCGTCATCTACGGTCGCAAAATTCGGAGATGGACGCTCTTCTTGTTCCTGGCCACCGTAGTCACCACCCCCTCCCCCTCCTCCGTATGCGTCATCGTCTCCCATGAATATAGGATCTTCACCATAATCGATCTCCTCTTCTTGTGCTCGTGGCATTTCGGTTTGTTTATTTGGATTGGCAAAAGCGTCGAGCGCTTCCTGGTGAGCCGAGGAAGGGACATTCCCCGGTTGTCTGAAATTTTGTGGTCTCTTGGGTTTTTGAATTCTCGGAGCCGAAATCTGAATCTCATCCATGATGGCCTGTTCATCATCATCCAATTTCATTACAGTAGCATTTCCACGATCGAGTGTTATCTCTTCGTCCATCTACTCTTTAACTTGAAAGTATTAAATTATCTTTAACGCACTTTATAATAAAATATAATATCGAGTCATTATATATGGATACCCCAGAGCGAGTTAGAATTGCGGTCATTGTTGGATTAGTATCATTGATGATAGTCTTATATATTACAAATCGAAAAAGAGATTCTTATTCGCCGAGACCGATCGTCGTTAAGCCGGTCGGTGACAAAACGATAAATGCCCTCGAAGATGATATTGCATGCATTCCCGGTCCCGGTAAAAAATCAGCATACTACACCCGACGAGGAGGTAACAGAGAGACCTTGACACCAGGTGGTGTGTGTGGTGACCAAAAGTCAGTCGAGGATAGTTCCAAATATGAAATCGTGGATGGAATCGGCGGGCTTTTAATCTAAGTGTATAATAATAACAGGACAATGACACTGCCCGATACGGAATATGAAACTCATACGGTGGTTGTGGATAATTTAAGCCATGCCACGAACACCGACTTTGTAGCATTCTTACCCAAACCCCTCGAAAATGTGGTAGAAGCTAAATTAATGGCGGCCTCCCTCAATACGAATGGTGATGCCCAACGATGTATCCACATCACGATAAATGAGCTCAGAAACACATTCACCCAAACGGCAAAGGCGGACCTCGCGGTGGCGAGTTCCAATATAGAAAGCGTGTTCGGTACTATCATGTGTCAGCATCAATTACACGGTGCTTCCAATGGTCAAAAGGCTGTTTTTTTCCGAGATGATTACGACATCGAACAACAATTTATTACACCTATTCTCAAGCTCGATCGCTTAACTTTTGATCTCGATAAACAAAATGGTACACCGGCGAGTGTCCAGGATGCTGTATTTGTTATGAGATTTACGTGTATGAAAAGAAATATGAAACCCTTCTAGTCAAAAAATAAACTTTAGTTATTATAACATGTCTTCTGGAATTGTACAATTGACCGCTGTGGGTTCGCAAAACGAACAAATCACAGGCAACCCAGAAGTCTCGTATTTCGTATCTTCTTACAAGAGACATTCAAACTTTTCACAGTCGCTCGAAGAACAAACCATACAGGGGGCAGTGAATAGTGGATCTTCATCCAAAATCCGTTTCGATAAAACGGGTGATTTATTGGGATATGTATATTTATGTATCTCACAAAACGGCGAAGCTAAGGATTCGCCGGATTGGACATCTTTAATTAAAAGTGCCAGCCTCTTAATCGGAGGGCACGTCATCGACAAACAAAGTTCCGACTTCTGTGAAAAAATTGCCATAGATACAATGGCCACAAATACGACACGAAGTGCGAATGGACCCCATGGCGGTAGAAGTACCCGTTCGTATTTTTATCCGTTCAGGTTCTTCAATTGTGAGAATCCACAATCTGCGATACCCCTTTGTGCTTTATCCTATCATGAAGTTGAAATTGTCGTGGAATGGGGAGCCAGTGCGGCCGATTATGAATGGGAATGTCATGCGAATTTTTACTATCTCGAAGAGGAAGAAAGAGTAAAACTCGCATCTGAACCCCAGAATATCTTAATTCAACAAGTACAACAAAACATAGCATCTGGAGAGAAAATTCAGGAATTATATTTTAATCATCCAGTCAAATATATTGCGTCTACAAATACAACTTTATCCTCGGCTCTTACATCACCAAGTAACAAAATAAAGCTGAGTGTAAATGGAACCGATATAGGGGTCATGAAATATGCGAAACCACACTACATTGACGTGAGTGCGTATTATCACACAGAAAATGTCACAACTCCAGACTTTTTCTTATACCCATTCTGTTTAAAAACGAATAGCTTACAACCCACAGGAACACTTAATTTTAGTAGATTAAATTCAGTCAAATTATGGAGCGAGAATTTAGATATAGATGATGATATTTTTGCCGTAAATTACAATATTTTACGAATAAATAACGGCATGGCAGGGATCCTTTACGCAAATTAAAATACGTTCATATATTAAATGGTGAAGAATCTCAATACCATCGACCGCTCAGAAAGGGTCAGGTTAGGTAAATGGACAGCAGATCACCAGCCGGAAAACACCGTCGTACTCAATGCGACGGGAGAGATGTTTCCCATGGTTACTGCAAACTCCTTTTACGTAGCACCACTACGGTATGATTTAGGACAGCGAACAAGTTCAAATACAATTGTATATAACTATTCTACGAAGGAAATCGTGGATATTGGTCCGGGTTCTATTTCGGGTCTGGATGAAGTATTAGTATCATCCAATGTTTCGATCTATCCCATGAAATTAGTAAATAACGTGACGGGTCTGGTTACAACGTCCAATGTGGGTGTAGGAAATACAAATCCAATTCACTTATTAGATGTCGGGGATAACTTTTATGTTACACGATCCGGTAATGTTTCTATCGGAGGGGACCTGACAGTCACAGGTAACACGACAATAGATGCGCACACCCTAAAAATCAAAGATAGTATATTGGAAATAGGTTCAGATAATACACTGGGTGTGAATGATTTAGGCCTTTCGCTCACTCGACCCGGTGCGGCGAGTAACGTCGCCATGGTATTTGATGAACGTAGTAATGTGTTATCGTTTGGTTATTCGGATACCGCCGCACAATCTAATGTTATCGCGTTCAGTAATAATTCATCAAATGGAATGTCCATGCGAGTATATGGTGATTTCTCGGTGAATGAATGGAAAATGATGCAAACTGACGGTATCACGAACACGATAAACTACGCAGACAATACAGCCTCCATTACAGCGCCCGCAAAGGGAATATTTACAGTAACCGTTACGTCCGGTAATGCCGGGTATGGTAATACATACGAAGTCAAATTAAACGGAACACGAATCTTGTTACTGAATGACGATAATATGGGGCCAGTTTCAATTACCAGACAGTTAATGAAGGGAGATGTGATTACAATTATACCTACAGGATTTGGTTTTACATTTTCAAATTTCAAATTTGTCTATACCGATACAATTTTCTCTTTAATGAATGAAAATAAGACAAACACGTTTGTTGTTTATGATCAAAGTAGAGTTGGTATTTTAAAGTCCG